GACAGCGAGTGCATGAGAAGTCTAGAAGACTGGCTGCTTGAACCAGACATCTTCGCCTGCTGGGAGTCGGAACTTTTAAGACCCGGGTTGATTGCAAACGGCATCGTGGGGGCTGTACCCGAACACCCGCTTATCGGTCAGATCATTGCCGACATGAAAGAAGAGACGCCAGACGCTCCACCTTGGCAGTGGTCAGGGCCAGGCAGAATCACAAGAGCGATACACGAACATCAGTACCGAGACATCACGATCTACCCGAGCCACTACTTTCTGCCGACACATTTTGCCGGCCTACCGTACTCAGGTAAAGGCCACGTGTTCTCCAGTCAATCCTGGAACAGTACGCGGAGAATATGGTGATCTTTCTCATCAATTCTGCTATCAACAACGACCCAATCAGATTGCATGAAACTTTAAACGGCCTAGAATCGATTTGGAGGCGTTACCCTCTGTCTGATATCTGGATTGCAGAATCGTCGCGCCACGGCCTTTCTAGCGCGTTTGTGGGGCATATCCCAGTTAGAGCAAAGCTGTTTACGTTTTGGGATGACCCGTATGTCAAGCGAGTGTATAGCGAACGACAAGAATTAGGGTTTATTAAGAGTGCTATCGAGGCTTATACGACTCGTGAATTATTACGTCAGCCAATGTTTCACGACCGGATCTTCAAACTTTCCGGGCGGTATGAGCTTACAGATAACTTCAGACCGGACGATCACAGGCTGGCGACATTCAAGCGAGCGTTACCTACCGGGTTTAGCCAGGAGCAGTGCGGCACGACTGGTATGTTGATGACCAGGCTCTACTCGTTCTCGCGTGAGTTGATCCCGGTTATCAGAGATACGTTGTATGAAATTCAGGAGTATCACTGGCACAAGTGGGGGTCTGGTGGGGTGTTTGACCTTGAGCATGGCTTTTACAAGTTTCTGCCTAGACAACATTTGCACGAACTTGATATGATAGGTGTACGGGGCAGAATCGGCCACTTATCTCATTACGTCGAGGATTAAAATGCCTATCACGTCAAAAGCGCAGCAACGTCTGATGTATGCGGCTGCTGGTAGTAAGAAAGTGGCTAAACAAACCGGGGTGCCGATGTCGTTTGCGAAAGAAATGATCGCAAAGACCCCTAAAAAGGCGTACGGCAAGATGCCGGCAAGGAAGAAATGATGCAGTGCCCTATCGCCACGCAAGACCAAAAGGTTAATGACAAGAACAAGTCAGAGGCTGAGTCGAAGTCAGGATATTCTGAAGCTCAAGATGACGAGTACAAGTGCGGTAACTGTGCTCGGTTCATTCAAACGCCTGACATGATCGAGTGCATTGTTTCTGGATTGCCAGAAGAGATGCAAGACATTGTTGACGATGATGACGTCGGTTACTGTGCACGCTGGGACTTTCGTTGCTCAGAAGATTACGTGTGCGACCGCTGGCTTGCTGGCGGCCCTGTAAAGGGAATGACAGAAAAGCACAAGATTATGTTAAAGATGGCTCGGATGATGGAGGAAGAATAATGGGTACTACCAATCAGCCGAACTACAAAAAGAAGCCGAAGCCTGCCAAAAACAACGCTCCTGCCTACCCGAGTAAGAAGAAATGAAAGCGATCTGGGACAAGCCAAGGCCGAAGAGTGCTGGTAAACCCGATAAGCTGTCTGCAAAGCAAAAGAAGTCTGCTAAAGCCATGGCAGCGTCTGCTGGGCGTCCATGGCCTAACTTTGTAGACGTACTGCGAGCTGGTAGAAAGAAATGATCAAGCGCGGTTCAGAGACGTTTGCTGGGTACAACAAGCCTAAGCGCACGCCAGGTCACCCAACCAAGAGTCATGCGGTGCTGGCAAAGTCTGGCGAGGATGTAAAGCTCATCAGGTTTGGTCAGCAAGGTGTGTCTGGAAGCCCTAAGAAAGAGGGTGAATCCGCTGCTGACAGAAAGCGCCGAGAGGCGTTCAAAGCAAGACACGCTGAGAACATTGCAAAAGGCAAGATGTCCGCTGCTTACTGGGCTAACAAAGTCAAGTGGTAATCAATGAAAATATACGTCGAGACTAAACCTTATTGGCATGCAGTAATCGACGATTTCTTGATAGATCCTGACCCTGTAGCAAGAGAGTTCCCAGCGCAAGATGATAAATGCTGGTTCCGCTACGACAGCCCGCTAGAGATAAAGCAGACCTGCAACCACTACGACAGGTTTGGCAAAGAGACGTACAAGGCATTCACCTACTTCAGCAGTTCAGCAATGCTTTACATGCTGGAGTCGATGACAGAGTGCAGTCTCATTCCTGATATCGGTTTACACGGTGGAGGCTTACACCAGCATGGCAGGGGTGGAAAGCTCAACGTCCACTTAGACTACAACATGCACCCTAAGCTGCCGTTACAGAGGCGGCTGAACCTTATCGTCTACCTCACTCCAAACTGGCAAGAAGACTGGGGTGGGCATCTCGGTTTATATAAAGATCCAGACAACCTTGTTAAAACCGTGGCCCCAATATATAACCGAGCGGTCATTTTCGATACAAGAGGTAGCTGGCATGGTTTACCAAAACCGATAGATTGCCCTCAGGGGGTTACTAGAAACAGTCTAGCAATGTATTATCTATGTGAGCCTGAAAACACTGATAACAGGAGTAGGGCGCTTTTCGCTCCAACAAAAGAGCAGAAGAAAGACGCACACGTTGCAAGATTGATACAGAACCGATGTAAGTAATTACTGACCAACCGACAGGAGTCAGATGAAACCGCAAATTGAACACGTCAGCGTTGATAAGCTAATTCCATACGCTAACAACGCTAGAACGCACTCAGACGCACAAGTCGCACAAATAGCTGCGTCGATCAAAGAATTTGGATTTAACAACCCAGTCCTAATATCAGAGGACGGGACGATTATTGCCGGTCATGGCAGGCTGATGGCGGCTAGGAAATTAGGGCTTACTGAAGTTCCGTGTATAAAACTTAGCCACTTGACCCCGACGCAGCGAAAAGCGTATGTAATCGCTGACAATCAGCTTGCGTTGAATGCTGGGTGGAACGAAGAATTGCTGACGATTGAGCTGGACGAACTGTTGGCCGACAACTTTGCGCTTGAGGTGCTAGGGTTTGACCCGGATGAACTTAAGCGGCTGATGGGTGAAAACGAGGTCACGCAGGGGTTGACCGATGAAGATGAGGCGCCAGCGGTTGAAGATAACCCGGTTACAAAGTTAGGTGATGTGTGGGTGCTAGGTAAGCATAGGCTTATGTGTGGTGATAGTACGAGTATTGATGCTGTTGAAAAGCTGATGGACGGCCAGAAGGCCGATATGGTGTTCACTGATCCGCCTTATAACGTGGCATTTAATGGGCGATCTGGAAAGCACGACGTCATCAAAAACGATGACTTAGATGACGTTGAATTTGACGAATTTATTGGCGAAGTGCTGCAAACAATTAAAGCAATCAATGCTCCAGCTTATTACATTTGGTGTAATTGGAAGTTTTACGGGACTTTGCAACGCGAACTGCAATACAAATCCTGTATTGTCTGGGCAAAAAACGTTTTTGGTATGGGGACAAATTATCGACATCAACATGAGTTTTGTTTGTTTAATGGAAGCATTGACGAAGATATCAAAAACGAATCTGACCTTTGGCAAGTTAAAAAAGACACTAATTATGTTCATCCAACACAAAAACCTGTAGAACTGTCTGAACGCGCTTTGAGGAACCACAGAAAAGCAAAAAACATTGTTGATCTTTTTGGTGGAAGCGGAAGCACATTAATTGGGTGCGAAAAGATGAAGCGCCAAGCATTTGTAATGGAACTTGACCCGAAATACTGTGATGTTATCGTCAAACGATGGCAGGATTTCTCTGGTAAGCAGGCTGTACTTGAGTCAAGCGGACAGACCTTTGCGGAGTTAAAAAATGCACAAGGTAACTGACGAGAACAAACGAATCGTAAAGATGCTGGCTGCGGTAGGGGTTCGGCATGAGGATATCGCTGCTAAGCTCGATATAAGCTCTGACACGCTTGTTAGAAAATACAAGAAAGAACTGGATGAAGGCCGTGTAGACGCCAACGCTGCCGTGGCTCAGACGCTATTCCAGCAGGCAAAGGCAGGGAACATAACCGCTGCTATTTTTTGGCTAAAAACCAGGGCGCAGTGGAAAGAAAACCACGTCATCGAGCATACAGGCATAAACGGTGGCCCGATTCAAACAACTCTAGAGGTGGTTGGCATTGCGCCGAAAGATCGAAATTCCTGACAAGCTGCTGCCTTTATTCCAGCCGAATCGATACAAAGTTATTCACGGTGGTCGAGGCAGTGCTAAGAGCTGGTCGGTAGCAAGGGCGCTGGTCTCTATCGGTGCGACAAAGCCTATCCGCGTCCTGTGCGCACGAGAAACGCAGAAGTCTATTCAAGAGTCTGTGCACAGGCTGCTAAAAGACCAGATCGAGTCGCTAGGCTTAGATCAGTTCTATACCATCCAAGAGAACAAGATTCTCGGCACAAACGGCACAGAGTTCACGTTTGCAGGTATTCGCCAGCAGGGTGTTGCCAACCTTAAAAGCTATGAAGGCACCGACATTTGCTGGGTGGAAGAGGCTCAGGTTGTCAGTAAAAAGAGCTGGGATGTACTGATACCAACGATCAGAAAGCCAGGCTCAGAGATATGGGTGACGTTTAACCCTGAACTTGATACAGACGAAACCTTCAGCCGGTTTGTTGTTAGACCGCCAGAAGAATCTGTCATTATCGAGATGAACTGGCAGGATAACCCGTGGTTCCCGCCTGAACTCGATAAAGAGCGCAGACAGTGGTTAGACCGTGACCCTGTTGGCTATCTCACGACATGGGAG